GGAATACTTCAATATTATCAGTAAGAATTAAAGTGGATGGCATAATAGGAAAACCAGCAACATTCGTGCTGAATGATACAGTTATGCCATCACCTGTCCAAGGAGTGGACCTATTAATTGAATATGGTACCGTATTATAAAACTGCACAGGATCTTGATACCAATCTATGAATATCATATCTATCATAGCAGGATTCTCAAAATTAGTATATTCAGTTTCTGGTAGATTATACCATGCTTGATTCTGTGTTGTAAGGAAAGTATAATATACATGAAGCTTTTCAAGCTTTAATTCAGCAGGAAGAGTATATTGATAAAATCTATTTATATATTCATCTAAAGTTGAATCTAACATTTCTTGAGGACTAAAACGACCAGTTACTCTTCTAACTTTATTTCTTATGTCTTGAAGCGTCCAAGTACTCATTATATTTTCCTAATGTAAATCGGCTTTACAACTAAAATTTATTTTCATTCTTTTGAGTTAATCTGAATCTAGGTTTTCTTCCAACTAAATTTTTCGTCATTGCTCCAGTACCATCTGGACGCCAATCCCATATAGGAATTGAACATCTTTCTAAATGTTCTGCTATGAAACGAGGCATTTGATAAGTTCCACCATGAAATAATGTAATAGTTACACTATCTTTTCCAGAAGCATATCCAAAAGTATGTGTTAAACCTGGTTCTTCTAAATTATAGAATTCATATGTAGCTATTTCTCTGAGATATTTTTCTTCTTTTTCATTAGTGATTTTTCTTCCAATAATAGGAAATTGTGATATCTCTTTTACTTTTTTTTGCCAATCTTCTCGTAATCTACTCATATTTACTCCGAATAAAAGCGCCGATATTATTACATAACGGCGCTAAGTTTTATTTAGCAAACTGGTTCTTGTGATTTAAATATCGCAACCATATTTGCTGATGCTGCACCAACACATCCAGTACCTAGATGCATGCCTCTAACAGCAATGTTTACTGTAGGAGCAGGACTATTACTAGAATCCTTTACTCTAACAGCAACACCACCAGAAACATATACGCTATATGCTGATGTATCAGTAGTAGTTGTAATTGTAGTTGCAGTTACTGATGCAACTGTATAAGTATTGTTCAGTGAAGTACCAGCTTCATTATCAGCTAGATTACCTACTGTAATAGTATCTCCTGCTACAATACCAGCTGCTGTAACACCTGATGCAGTAATAACTCCAGGATTAGCGTTGGTAAATCCTGTAATAGTAGCTCCATAAGCGGCATCTTGAGCCAATGGTGTAAATCCATTAGAATTTGTAATAGTACCAGCATCTACATCAAGATATGATGCATTACTCATACCATATACCCATTGCCATGAACCACCATTTGTAATATCTACAACTGTAGCTTCTGCTGGAGAAAACCCAAGATTAATATCTTTTGCAACTGCTGGATTTGGATTAGTCCAACTAACTGTTTCAATTTGAGCCATGATTTCTCTCCTATGAGTGTGTTGTGAGCATTACATACATAAATGCATCATTAAGTATTCTAGATACAAATGGAAGTTTCCAACCTACAGATCCTCTTTGAGCAAGTGGATCAGATACTCCACCACTTCCAAGTGGATGTACATAGAATTCACCCATATTGGAACCAAGTGATACTACAGCATAAGCTTCTTTTCCTACAACAGGAACAGAATATACAGCTGGAGTTGCTCCAGAAACATAACCAACCGATGTCATTAAGAATCTGACGTTACCTACAGAACCCCATTCATTATCAAGAATAGTTTGTCTAGGATAGTTAGCAGTATTTTGGAAATTAGATACTGATTCTAGATCATCAAGAAGATCGGTATCAATCATTCCCCAAAAAGCAGGTCTAACAGGGCTGGTTCCAAAAAAGTCCATACCAGTTATGACTTCACTTATCATCAAAGCATTATTTGACAATAAATTCTGGACTACAGTTTCAATATCCTCTTTAGTCATATTTGTAGGTGTATTTCCATTAGAACCGTACTTACATTCATATACAGAGCTACATGACACTAAAACATCCCTTGTAAGCTCGTCACATGTCTGTGCTAAGTTTTCTGAAAGAAGACGAGCGGCTTGATTTAATACTTCGTCCTGAACTGTCTGTTGAACTTGATCGGTTATGATAACAAAGTTTCCGTACCATTGTACGCGTGCTTTTATATCATTAACGCTTAAAGGTGTTGCTGGTGGTGTTATACCATCATCCAAAGCAATAGGTACAGTTGCTAAACGATTATATCGTCTAAAAACTATCTGATCCCCGCTTTTTTGTGGTAATTTCCTGTGCTGAGCAAACCTAGTATGGATCAGAGCTGGGTATGCGGTCATTAAAACGAGACGATCATAGTAGTCACGTACTGCTGGAGGCAATTGACTCGTTGTGGTCATGTTTATACTCATTGAACATCCTTTCTAGCTTATGCTAGATTAGTATTGCCCAAGATTCTTATTCATCTCTTGACGAAATTCTTCATCTGACATTGTTTTATATGATTTAGCTTGACTGATAGGAGAATTAGATCCCACTGCTGCTAAACTACCAGATGAAGCAGCATTACGTAATATACGTTCAGCATCATCGTGTTTTTTAGTTTTTCTTGAGTCTCTAATATACGCATCAGATTTCTTTGCTAACATATAAGCAAGTTCAGGGTCATTTGCATCTTTTAAAACGTTTAGAAGTCTCGGGTTTTCTTTTATTACTTCTGGTAAATATTTTGTTACTATGTCTTCATAATCAGAATACTTATGAGCTATTTGAATTTCACTCATTCGTGTATTAAATTCATTTTCCTTCGCTTGCAACATCTTCTTTAAATCACCTTTAGTAATGATATCACCATCATCATCAGGGGATTGTTGTTGATTACTTTGCATTAAAGATAAATGATTTCTAATCATTTCCATTTCTTGTTGTAATTGTTGTCTTTGAGAACGTTCGGCTTGCAATGCTGACAATGGTACGCTTTGCTCTTGTGGTACTTCATTAACTTCAGTTACAGGAGCGGCGGCCTCCATAAATTCTTCGCCCGATGGTGTTGAATAATCTTCGTCCATAATTCCTTTTTACGCCCTTAAGTCGGCGGCACTTATCAATTTAATGATTATAAAAATATTCTTTGGCTATGTTTTTATCTTGAACAAGCGGTGTAGCCGACAGTCCAGCGATAGGTTCTATTAATCCCCAGTTTATAGGAGCGTCAGGTAAATGAACATCGCATCCAACTACATTACCATCTTTAACTTCAAATACAAATGTACCAATTAAACTAGGTGGCTCTTCGTTAAATACTTTTATTACCCTTCTTATAACTCTATGTCCGGTGGATAATATATCCTTCGTTGGCTTGTGATGGACTAATATCCAATAATTACCAGTAGGTCTCTGATTTAAAACCTCCTGTATAGATTTTAGATCATCTTCCATCATCGCCTGAACTGTTTCACCGAGCTCTTGCTTTACCATATGATATCGTTTTCTGCAAAAATAGATTTTTTAGAATTGCTACCAATAGTTTTGCATCCTACTTCATTATCTCTAATGGACATTCCACGAGGATTATACATTTCATTATGTGCAGATGCTGTTGTTTTCATTGGTTCTTTAACATATTTTTCTGCTTCCATTTCTGATCTTCTGTTTTTTGCAGATTTTTCAGTATATTCTCCACGAGTTGCATGTGATTTCTCAACGCCATATTCGATATTATGACTCATTCTAGCTCTAGGTTTTTCTGATCTTTCCGATCTTTCCATTCTTTCTTCACCATAACTATGGCTACGATTTTTTTTCATACTAGCATCCTGGTTTTGGTTTTTTCTTTCTAAAATCCATTTTGTCCTCCCTAGGAACATAATCTAATGTATATTAAAAGATAAAAATTATTGCTGCATATTATTTTCTGAAATCATTACATCATCTGACTTGACTTCATTTTCTTGAAGTCTATTCATTTCTTCGAACTGCATAATTAAATTCATATATTTTATTACAGTATCATCATCCATTTCGTCAAGTTCTTTCAGAGCTTTTACTCTGTCAAGTGATGCCATAGATCGATTTTCTATTGATTTAGACGCACGTTCATCTTCAAGTCCCATATTAGCTACAG